GCCCGCCGCCGGTTAGGCAGCACTCCCCTCGGGGAGCGTTACTCGGTGTCAGCCAAGTTCATGTAAGAACAAGGCTGGCAACGGAGCCACAGTAAAACGTTTATCCACCTTCTTCAACTCAAACCCTTTCGGGTCTAGAGTTCGACACGATGTTTCAACAGCATCGCGCCATAGGTGTTTGCGTCCCCAAGTGGTGTTTAACCAATGGACGTATCCTCCATCGCCGTTCATCTTACTTTCGGTTTTACCCGAAAGACGGCTATGGGGGTATCCGCTCGAGACGAGCTGATACTTCCCAGAGGAGGAAGGTCTACCACCCCAAAGACATTTTGGAACGTAAGAGGCAAGGTATTTCCAGAGATCTTCGATCTCTGGATCTACGATGCTCAGACCCTCAATAGAACCCCACGCACGTAGCTGGTTGGCTACATGCAAGAGATCAACAAGGGTCTTTATAGGTTCCTTAATGTAGAAAGGAGTTATGTCAAGACCATTCCAGTAATGACCCCCACAACTCTCCCTCAACGGGCCTGAGACGCAAGACTTCTCCATATTAATAGAGAAGCCGAACCACTCAAACACGAAGGGGAGAATATCGGAGATGCCCGAGGGGCATATGATATCATCACCGTAGATCGAAACAGTACCGCGAGTCCCCGTAAAATAAGAAATGGCACGCGTAAGACAAAGAAAGATTAAACTTTCCAGCTCAAACGTAAAGCCATTTCCCATTGACGAGAACATGCAGTTTCGGTGTTCCTCCTCACCAATTAAGGTGATAGGACTCCTGACGGAGTCCATAAGGGTGAACCAGTGCACCGGTAGAAGTAATTCTACAAGCTCAGTTGTGATAGAATCGCTAGCCGACGACAAGTCGAAGGTTACGAGACTGCCATCAATTGAGCCAATACGGGCCAACCGTCTGTTGTTGGATTGATCATTAAGATCAATACCGATTCGCTTTAGTCGAGAACTGATGAAGTTCCCGATTCCCTTTTGAAGAAACATATTAAGGTCAGGTTCTTTACAAGCAACCCGATCTATATCCGTTTTCTTCGGGACTGTGAACATCACATTACCCCTAACAACCTCCATCTGGAGTGTGCTAGGATCCGTAGGCCAGCCAGGCATCTCGTCCATGATGGACTCGAAAACCTCTTTGGCACTTTCGGTGACATGTGCTCTTCCGAGGTACTTCGCAGCTGGGTAGCTACGAGTACGAGGTCGACTGGTCGACGCGCCGCCGCTGAAAGACCCGATAAGGGCTTCAGTCGGAACAGTCTCACAACCGAGGATAGACAAAATGTCATCCTGAACAAATGAAATAAACGAAGAGTATGTCACCCGAGGCAAAATTTGAAAGTCCTCGGGGGTTAAAATAAGACGTACTTCTGTCGCGTCGTTCATTTGTTCCTGATAGAGCCATTTCTCAATGGCCCTATCCCGGCGCACCTTCGCAGGTGCAGTGAGATCATCAACGTATTTTGATTTAATCGACTTCTTCAGGTAATCCGTTCGCACGGACGGCCGGAGGTTGTTGATTACGTCGAATACGTGATCCGTTAGCGTCTCGGGCATCTTCGTATTGGCGCATCTCTGCGCGGAACGACGGTGCTTGTGTGCCATTTGGTACTCCATAAATGACTTCTCTCCTCGGTGATCCGAAAGAGAAAATGAAAGCGAGGAACATCAACACCACAAATAGACCTAATAGTCCAATCGTAGCGAGGCGTTCACCGCCGGGGTTCAACAAGGCCTAAACCTTAGTAGAACGCCGACACGTTTTCGACGGCGTCCTTCGTGATCGGATGATCCTGAAGGAAGGCGAAGAGCGTACGGATATGATTCCGTTCCGCAGTAGTCGACGATGCATCGAACGTCAGAGTGCATTCCGCATAAGCGGTACGCACAACGACAGGACGACTCACCCCGTTCACCACATTATCCTGAACAACAGGCATCGACAGCTTCATGACGAACTTACGTTTGCCACTGGCTGCACGATTCATGCTGAACGTGAGACGCGGGTTCCCAATGGGAACCCCGGTGTTCGACTCTAGGGTCGCAACGCCCCCAATGATATCCACCGGAGTGAATACGTGTGGGGTATCGCCAGTCCCGTCACTTGAAGTGACAGTAGTAAGTTGAGGCATGTTAGCCAACCTTATGAAAAGACACGGTTAATTCCGAGTCTTGGGACAGGAGAAAGGAACAATTTATGTCAGAACATTTGCCTGATCAGGGCAACTGCGCTAGCAATACGAGTTCCGTTCGTAGTACCGTCACCTTGGGTGAACGGATGGTCATTCGTGTAGAACTCAGGGGCTGGAAAACCCACTAAGGGAACACGAAGCATCCGAAAGGACTTTTGCTGGTATTGACCAGTTGAGTACAAATCGGACTGTGAAGGTTCGAGATGACCGGTAAAGGTCGTATCCCAAATCTCCGTTACATAACCAGAGATGAATTCGAGCCCTGCAGAAGCAGTAATGGCACTGAGAACATTGCCGACTGGCATAAACCAGTCGTTCACAAATGAAAATGGGAGAAGCTCCCAAGCAATGCTAGCAGGATTGCCAAGGCCGATAGCTTGAAGGCTATCAGCCACAGCGCTCGAAACCCTATAATGCACCTTAGTGCGACATGTATAGTTCAAGTTCGATTTAAGGAACTTGTTCATGTACGCAGGCGCACCAGCCATTTGACGAACATCGGAGCCAGACCAAGAGGTCTTTGCCGAAGCGGAAAAATAGTTGGCATTAGGGTCCCGGATACCGTTCAATAAGACCTTAGCACCATCATGAATCGAGCTGTACAAGGGTTTCCACCCGTACTGGTACTCGAGCCACTTATTTGCTGAGAACTTACCCGACATGACATCCTGTTTCCTCATTCCGAGGAGAGCAGGAATAGCACTTAGGTTACCACGTTTGAACGCGATGACACTATTTGCAACACGACGGGCGGTATCTGCCATCATAAGGACCGTCTGCTTCATCTCGCCTATATCAGCGCCCAACTCCATCTTACCATTACCTGCCCGATTAAGGACAGTAGTCATGGCACGAGAACGTTGGTTGCTGGTTTCAAGGTCGAAATGATCAGGATACGACAGATCCAACGGGAAGTGTGCTGAGCTTGGAGTATTAATCCGAGTCCAGTTAGCTTTGTTGGTATCGATATCGCCCCATTCAATTGAGCCAAATTCATTCGCTGTGCGAGATGAACGAGACCAATGAGTAGGATAGGTCCAAGGATCTAGAACTAGATCATGAAGACGACCACTAGTTGATGGGGCCCAAGAGGTCCTAGCAACTTCGTAATCGTCAAACGATTCGCGAGTCCATACGGGGTTACCCCCAATACGATCTTGACGAATCGTCTTCAACCTAGCCTGGCGGCTTGAGTGACCACCAGGATCCATTATAGCTCACGTCCGGCATTGCCGAACTGATCGATAGGCACGATTTGGAATTTAACCATTTCGAATCAAACCTAGGTAAATGAGAGCGATATTTGCCCAAATAAGGGCTGCGATAATGAGAATCAAAAGGCAAGAAGCCCTACGAGCCTCATTGGAAGCAGCATGCTTTTCGGACAAATTCCATCTCCTACCATAGATCAGACCCGACACCCTTACGGGTGTC